AATTTGGTTCAAATCAATCAAACCAACCATGCTAACTACTCGCGGGATTGCTTGGGTATTTTCTACCCCGAACGGCGTGGATCCTGATAATTTTTTCTACGCCGCGTGTAATGATGAAGATATGGGCTTTAGTTCGTTCCATGCGCCCACTAGCACCAACCCATACGTTCCTCTCGATGAGTTAGAACGCGAAAGAGTACGCAACCACCCTTTAGTCTTTAAGCAAGAGTATTTGGCTGAGTTTGTAGACTGGTCAGGCGTGGCCTTTTTTGCAATTGATAAATTATTAGTCAATCACAACCCTGTACCCTACCCCGAACGCTGTGACTCTGTGTTCGCCGTGATGGACTGCGCTGTAAAAGGCGGTAAAGATCACGACGGAACGGCCATCGTCTATTGTGCTTACAATGAGTTGCTTGGCATACCGCTGACTATCTTGGATTGGGACATTATTCAAATTGATGGCTCTTTATTAGAAAATTATATGCCTAGCGTTTTTATGCGCTTGGAAGAATTTGCTAGATTAACAAGAGCAAGATACGGCGTGGCTGGAACATTTATCGAAGATGCGGCGGCGGGCACGATACTTTTGCAACAAGGCCGCAGTCGGGGGTGGAATGTGCATGAGATTGACAGCAAACTAACGCAGATGGGAAAAGACGAACGCGCTATCGATGTGTCAGGTTACTATCATCAAGAAAAAATAAAAATAAGCGAGTTTGCTTACGATAAAACTGTTAATTTTAAAGGTTCATCGCGCAATCACTTGCTAAATCAATTAGCATCGTTCAGAATTGGTGATAAAGATGCTCATAAAAGGGCTGATGACTTGCTCGATGCGGTGGTGTATAGTATCGCTATCGGCGTTGGAAATAAACTAGGATTCTAAAGGGTAATTATGTCTGATCTATCAGTTACTAATTCATCAGTACCATCACAGTTAATGCAACTTTTAAGTGCTCAAACTATTGAGCCGGGCACTCCCGCTGGATATGAGTTATGCAAAACCATTTGGGAATATCACCCTTTAGCTGGTAAATTAATTGAAAAACCGATTACTTTAGCTTTATCTAAACCAAGAAGTATCAATATCGACGCTCAACCTAAAGAAATGCTAACTGATGCATTTCAAAGAGAGTGGGATTCATTAGGTGCGACAAACCACATCCGCGACGTAACGTATTTAAAAAGAGTATATGGCGCAGCCGCGATTGTTGTCGGCGCAGACAATATACCGACAACAGAACCGATAGATCCTTGGAAATTGCCGTATTTAAATTTGTATTTTAATCAACTCGATCCGCTAAATACTGCAGGATCCATTGTTACTAATCAAAACCCTAATGCGCCCGACTTTCAAAAACCATTACCTTTCGTAACTGCCGCCGGTCAGCCGTATCACCCAAGTAGATCTGTGGTTGTGTTTAACAATACGCCCATCTATTTAAGTTTTCAATCTTCAGCGTATGGTTTTACTGGCCGTTCAGTTTTTCAAAGAGCGCTCTATCCTCTAAAATCTTTTGTTCAGTCCATGATCACCGATGACATGGTGACAATGAAAGCTGGACTTTTAATTATTAAACAAAAGCAAGCTGGGTCAATTGTCAATCGGGCAATGCAAATTGCATCGGGTATTAAACGTACGTATTTACAACAGGGTACTACAGGTAATGTTTTAAGTATTGATGTAGATGAAGATATTGAATCTGTAGATTTAAATAATACAGATACAGCAATGACTACTGCAAGAGATAACATTATTGCCAATATTGCTGCTGCTTCAGATGTACCTGCTATGTTAATTAAAGATGAAGCATTTACTAATGGTTTTGGTGAAGGTACAGAAGATAGTAAAGCTATTGTGCAATATGTCGAAGGAATAAGAGCCGACATGAAAACTTTGTTCGACTTTTTTGACAATATAGTACAACACCGCGCATGGAATGAAGAATTTTATGAGTCAGTCAAACAAGCGTACCCTGACAAGTATGCCAATATGACATATAAAGAAGCTTTCTACAGTTGGAAGGATGCATTTAAGCCTAGTTGGCAAAGTTTAATGGAAGAACCTGTTTCTGAACGCGTGAAAACTGATGAAGTTAAACTCAAAGGTATGACTGAAATGCTTAGAACTCTCTTACCTGTCATTGATGGCGAAAATAGAGCAAGAGCAATTCAGTGGGCGCAAGACAATTTGGCCGAAATGCCTGATATGTTTAAAAGCACTATGCATTTGGATATTGAAGCCATCGCTGAATATGAACCACCTACTCCACTAACCGCACCAACTGAGCCACCATCCAAGGATTAAACGTGACTTTTTATGAGGTAGTCACCGCAGCCATCGCCGATTTTATGCGATATGGCTTTGACAGCCAAAAAAGACTTGATTTTTGGATAGAAAAACTACGCGAAGCCGCCGTAAAATCGTTAATTACAGAAAAAGAGATGCAAAAAGAAATTGAGCGCTCTTTAGGTCAAGCTTATTCACGTTTAGTTACAAAAGGCGGATTAATTAATGACAATGTTTCTAAATTTACTCTCGATAAATTAAAGCCTAAACTCCGCGCTGAACTTGATCGACGCATCATGGCTTCAGCGAACTTAATAAAATATAATCGCGAAGAAACTATTAGCAATACTTTAAGGCGTTTTGCTGGCTGGGCTACCAGTATCCCTATCGGCGGAACTGACATTGTAGATAAGAAAAAAGAAAAGAAAAATATACGAAAAGATTTGGCCACTATTGACTTTAAAGAACGTAGAGTCATTATTGACCAAACACATAAATTGATTAATAATATTAATGAGATTGTAGCGGTAGATAACGGCGCAATTGCAGCAAGATGGCATAGCAATTGGCGTCAAGCAAATTACAATTATCGAGAAGATCACAAAGAGTTAGATGGCATTATTTATTTGGTTAGAGGTAGTTGGGCTGTTGAAAAGCGTTTAATAAAAGCAGTTAATGGATATACTGATGAAGTCATAGCGCCCGGAGAAGCTGTTTTTTGTAGGTGTCGTTATGTGTATATTTATAAAATAAAAGATTTACCTGAAGATTTTTTAACCACAAAAGGTAAAAAAGAATTACAATCCGAGAAACAACAGTAGGTTTTATATATGCCATTTGAGTCAGAAGCCCAACGAAAAGCTATGTACGCTGCCGCAAGCGGTAAGAGCAATATTGGCATCCCTAAAGAAGTGGCAAAAAAATTCATTAAGCACTCTACTGATGAAATTCCCGAAGAACCTACCCCATTAAGTACTCCTGAATTTATAGAAGATGAAAGCTCTGAATTAAGCGAAGCGAAGCATCAACTTGCTTCAATTAGGCATGAGATAGAAGCGATCAGCCGTAAAATTTTAGGTGTAAAAGTAGATAATTATCTTCAAAAAGCCATGCAATCTGATGATGTTATGGTTAGAAATGGCGAGCCAGTTCCTCGTTTTGGATCTGATTCTGAAGCATGGCAAACTAAAGAAGGTAAAAATAAAAATGGCGGTTTAAATGAAAAAGGCCGCGAATCTTACAATAGAGAACATGGCGCGCATTTAAAAGCGCCTCAACCTGAAGGTGGCTCTCGCAAGCAGTCATTTTGCGCCCGCATGAAGGGCATGAAAGAAAAATTAACTTCAGAAAAGACAGCTAACGACCCTGATTCAAGAATTAATAAATCTTTGCGTAAATGGAAATGCGACGCTGATGAAGTTAAACATGATTTAACTAATATCATAGATGCTCTTATTGATTACGCAGAATCTATTCCTGATGAAGATCCATGCTGGGAAGATTATCATCAAATAGGTATGAAAGAAAAAGATGGTAAACAAGTTCCTAATTGTGTACCTGATTCAGCAATGAGTATTTCAGATATTCATGGGGAACAAGTTCCTGCTCAAGAATCCAAGCCTGTAGCTAAAGATGCTGGAGCAGAAGGTAGAGCTTCAGGAATATTATTTTTAACTGATGGTGGCGAAGTTTTAATGATTCGCAGAGGCAATGGCGGAGATTACCCTTACACATGGTGCGTACCCGGCGGTCATCAGAACCCAAAAGATGAAAGTTTAGAAGAATGTGCTCGTAGAGAATGTTTCGAGGAAACAGGAATTGACTACAAGGGCAAGCTAGAAGTATTGCATGATGATGGTCAATTTTGTACTTACATTGCAAGAGGTTTTGAAAAGTGCGATGTAAAACTAAATTATGAATCTACTGGATATGATTGGTGCCCTGTTAATCAACCACCACAGCCATTGCACCCCGGTTTAGAAATAGCAATGAAAGTAGCAAGCATTAAAACTGAATTAGATGTTGCAGAATTAGTTAAAGCAAATGTTTTGCCAAGTCCACAAATGTATGCGAATATTATGCTATTGGCAATTCGGATTACTGGAACTGGATTAGCATATAGAGGTTCTATAGGTGAATATGTTTGGAGAGATTCGTCACTATATTTAAATGATGAATTTTTAAAAAGATGTAATGGTTTAATGGTGATCATGGATCACCCTGAAACTGCTGTATTGAATGGAAAAGAATTCAAAGATAGAGCAGTTGGAAGTATTATGTTGCCTTATATTAAAGGCGACGAAGTTTGGGGTATTGCTAAAATTTACGATCAAAACGCAATTAATGAGATTTGCGAAGGTGAAATTAGTACATCCCCTTCTGTTGTATTTGACAATACAGCAGGAAACACTACACTTACTACTGAGAATGGTGAGCCACTCTTAATAGAAGGTGTTCCATTTCTTTTAGATCATATAGCTATTGTTACCAAAGCTAGAGGATCTAAGGGAGTATGGGATAAAGGTGGCGATCCAGCCGGAGTTTTATTAACTAACCCTGAGGTATCAAATATGAATGAAAATGTAAATGCACCAAAGGCAGATGCCCAAGGTGAAAAATTAGATGCCATTCTATCAGCCTTGAGCAATCTTGCTTATCGTGTAGATAGTATGGAGAAAAACTTACCAGCACCACCATTGGTTACTGCGGCTGACAAAAAGAAAGCTAAAAAAGACGATGATGATGCAATGTGCGATGATGATGATGAAGAATCAGAATCAGAATCAGAAGCTAAAAAATTCATGGAAAGAAAGATGGATGCTAAAAAGCGTAAAGATGACGATGATGATCGTAAAGACGCAGAAGGCTCTGATCCTAAAGAACATGGAAAGGCTGGAGAAATGAAGCCTGACGATGAAGGAAAAGTTGAACATCCCGGTCACATGGAATTCAAAAAAGATGATGACGATGATGATGATGACGATGACAAAAAAATGTCTAAGAAAGATGAAGAAGCTATGAAGATGGATGAAGAAGAAGCTAAATATGCTGATGCACAAGCTAAAGCCGATAGCGTTTTCTCCGCTTTTGGTAAATCTGCTTCAAGACCATTACAAGGTGAAAGTTTAGTTGCTTATCGTAAGCGTTTGTTGCGTGGTTTACAGGCATACTCTGATACTTATAAAGATGTAAATCTTCTTAAAGAAATCAAAGGTGAAAAGATGCTTTCTATTGCAGAAAAGCAAATTTTTAATGATGCTTTAGTTGCGGCTAAATCTCCAGCTATGTATGCGGCTGATGCTGAATACGAAATTAAGGAAAGAGATGCTTCAGGTCGTACTATCAGCAGATTTAAAGGTGGATTTGGATGGCTCGATTCATTTAAAGTACCATCTTTAAGAGTTAAAGATTTTAACCTCAACAACAACAGAAAATAAGGATTAGATTATGTCAGCACTCATTTCACTAAATCCTATGCAAACAACCAACGCGGCTGGTTTATTTAATACCAACTCCGCTGGTTTTACGCAAGGTGATGCACAAGATGATCCAGCAGTTAAGTTTTACTTAGCTGGTGGTGTTCTTTCTACATCAGCAACTACACCTATTTGGGGCGGTATTCCAATTCAGGAATTTTCTGCTGTTGGACAGAATGGCCAAGGTACTTTATCAGGCAACGTACAGCCCGGCACTGCAACTCTTGGTTCTTCAGTTCTTCAAGCTACTGGCTCTGCAAACCCAACAGGTATCGCAGTCTACAATCAGGCTTATGCAGGTATTACTACTCCACAGAGTACAGCACCTTTATACAGCCCCGGTATGTCAGTAAATTTCTATCGTTTTGGTAGCGGCGCTCGTATTCCTTTGGTTCTTGACCCTGCTTCTGTAGGTATTGATGGACAATTGATTACAACTACTGTTTACTTTAACTACACAAACAACTGGGTAACAACAACACAACCCGGTACACAAGCTGCTT